TCGCTGATGCGTCAACTGGTGGATGCGGGTACGCTGGCGAATCTCCCGGGGGGCTTCAAGTCTCGTGGTCTGCGTGTAAAGGGTGACGATACACCGATCGCTCCGGGCGAGTTCCGTGACGTCGATGTGCCGAGCGGCACCATGCGGGACAACATCCTGCCTCTGCCGTATAAAGAACCGAGTCAGACCCTCGTGATGCTGATGGACAAGATCGTCGCAGATGCCCAGCGCTTCGCGGCTACGGCGGATATGAAGGTGTCGGACATGTCTGCCCAAGCCCCCGTCGGGACCACGTTGGCGATTCTGGAGCGGATGCTAAAGATTATGAGCGCTGTTCAGGCTCGCATCCACTACGCGATGAAGCAGGAGTTCAGACTCCTCAAAGACATCATCCGCGATAACACTCCCGAGGAGTACAGCTACGAGCCAGAGGTGGGTGACCGCAAGGCCAAGCGTTCGGACTACGACATGGTGGAGGTCATTCCGGTCTCTGACCCCAACGCGGCGACGATGAGCCAGAAGGTTGTGCAGTACCAAGCGGTGATGCAGCTGGCGCAAGGTGCGCCGCAGATTTATGACTTGAAGTTCCTGCACCGCCAGATGCTTGAAGTCTTGGGCATCAAGAACGCTGCCAAGCTGGTGCCGACCGACGACGACCAGAAGCCGACCGATCCGGTGACGGAAAACATGAATGTCCTCAGAGGTAAGCCTGTAAAAGCGTTTATGTATCAGGACCACGAGGCGCATCTGGCCGTGCATCTGGCGGCTATGCGAGACCCCAAGCTAGCCGCAATCATGGGGCAGAACCCGCAGGCTCAAGTTATTCAGGCCGCAGCGCAAGCACACGTCATGGAGCATGTAGCGTTCCAGTATCGTCGTGAAATTGAGAAGCAGCTTGGCGCAGCACTTCCTCCGCCCGAAGACGATAACGGCGAGACCAACAGCCTTCCGAAAGAGGTTGAAGTCCAGCTCTCACAACTGGCGGCTATGGCAGCAGCCAAGCTCCTGCAGAAAGACATGGCCGAAGCGCAAGCACAACAGGCCGCGCAACAAGCCCAAGACCCGCTCATTCAGATGCAGCAGAAAGAGCTGGCGATTCGGGAGAAGGAAGTTGCTATCAAGGAGAAGAAGGTTACGCTCGACGCCGCCGCCAAGGCAGATGAAATACGGCTGAAAGAGCAAGAGCAGTCTATCAAGCAGCAGGTAGAGGGGGCCAAGCTGGGTATACAGGTTGCCGCTAATAAAGACAAAGCGGAGCGAGATGACCGGAGAGAGGGCCTCAAGATCGGTGCGGATATCGCCAAGAACCGGGCGCAGATGCAGCAGCGACCCATCAAAGGAGAGAGTAAATAATGGATGCAATCGACCTGTTGCTCAAGCATAACGATACGCAACGGCAGTCGCAAATCGAGGTTCTTTTGGCTGGTGGGGCAAAAGACTTTGCAGAATACAAACACATCTGTGGGGTAATTCGGGGACTCGACCTCGCGGATGCCAATTTAAGAGACCTCGCGCAAAGGATGAAAGACAATGACGACAGCGACTGAGACAGCGCCTCAAACCGCGCTGGAACAGAAGTGGGCCGCAGATAGTGCAGAAACAGAACGTAAGGCTAAGCAGTTGCCCGACCCGCAGGGATACCGAATCCTGTGCGCGATACCGGAGTTCGAGAATAAGTACGACAGCGGCATCATCAAGGCGGATATCACCCTGCAGCACGAGGAGATTCTGACCACGGTGCTGTTCATCGTGAAACTCGGTCCGGATGCGTACAAAGACCCGGTGAAGTTCCCGACAGGACCGTGGTGTAAAGAGGGTGATTTTGTGATTGTCCGCTCCAACAGCGGCACCCGTCTGGATATCCATGGCAAAGAGTTCCGCATCATCAACGACGATACGGTGGAAGCGGTGGTCGAAGACCCCCGTGGAATCCGTCGCAAATAAGGAGTAACACATGAGCCAGCCCGCATTCAAGTTCCCCGACGAAGTTGAAGATAAAAAGGACGAAGCGAAGGAGCCGGAAGGCGTAGAAATAGAAATCGTAGACGATACTCCGCCTGAAGATCGCGGTAGGGAGCCCCTCCCAGAGAATATCAAAAAAGAGCTGGAGGAGGATGACCTTGAGGAATATTCCGAGAAGGTCAAGAAGCGCCTCTCCCAGATGAAGAAGGTCTGGCACGACGAGCGCCGGGAGAAAGAAGCCGCCCTGCGTGAGCGTGAAGAAGCCCTGCGATTTGCTCAAGTAAAAGACAGCGAAATCAAACAGTTACGCACTAAACTTGGAGCGGGAGAGAAGCTTCTCGCGGAAGAGGGTGTTAAGTCCGCCGAGATTGAAATTGCTAGTGCTAAGGACAAGCTGAAGCAGGCATATGAGTCGGGCGACCCTAGTCTGATTGCGGATGCGCAGGAGGCTCTGACCGATGCAAAAATCCGACTCAAAGAGTACCAATATCGCAAACCCGCTTTACAAGAACAAGAAGTTAATGTAGAACTAACACAACAGCATCAGGAACCCCGGCAAGTTGTAGACCCGAAAGCAGAAGCTTGGAGGGCAGAAAACACTTGGTTTGGGGTGGACGTGGAGATGACTAGCCTCGCTCTTGGTCTGCATGAAAAACTAGTCCGGCAGGGTCTTGACCCGCGTAGTGATGACTACTACAGCCGTGTGAATGAAACCATGAGGAAACGGTTTCCTGAATATTTTGACGAGGAGTCAAGATCGGAATCCGAGACTCGACCGGCGGCAAAAGAGAAATCTGAGCCCCGCAAAGCGGCCACAGTAGTGGCTCCGGCAACGCGAAGCACCGCGCCCAAGAAAGTGCGATTGACGCAAACGCAACTGGCGTTGGCCAAACGACTTGGCCTTACCCCGGAAGCATACGCTCAAGAACTTGTTAAACTGGAGAACTAAAATGGCTGAAAATCGACTCGCTCGTGAGTTACAAACACGCGAAACTACGCAGCGCAAGGCATCATGGCAACAACCTAACCTGCTCCCTACCCCTGCCCCGCAGGACGGCTATGGGTTTCGTTGGATTCGGACTAGTTTGATGGGTAAAGCAGACCCCACCAATATTTCCGCAAAATTTCGTGAACACTGGGTGCCGGTGAAAGCCGAAGACCACCCGGAGATGATGATTTACGCCGATCCTGACAGTCGTTTCAAAGACAACATCGAGGTTGGCGGACTGCTGTTGTGTAAGGCCCCGAACGAGGTTATTGAGCAGCGCAATGATTTTTATGCGCAACAAGCTCAGTCCCAAATCGAGGCTGTGGACAATAGCTTTATGAAACAAAACGATGCACGGATGCCGCTGTTCAACGAGCGCCGGTCTGAAGTGCGATTTGGTAAGGGTTCCAAATAAACTTTTTAGGAGTATAAACAATGGCATATCCGACTATCTCGGCCCCCTACGGGCTGAAGCCGGTTAACCTGATCGGTGGTCAGGTTTATGCTGGGTCTACCCGTCTGATGGCAATCGCCAGCGGTGAAGGCACCTCGATTTTCTTCGGGGACGCTGTGAAACTGTCTGGTGGCTACATCACCCGTGATCCGGCTGATTCGGCAATGACGCCCGTTGGTGTTTTCATGGGCTGCACCTACACCGACCCCAACAGCAACCAGAAAGTGTTCAAGCAGTATTTCCCTGCTGGCACCGTGGCTGCTGACATCAAAGCCTACGTGGTCGATGACTACGATGCGCTGTTCAAAGTCGCTGTGGTTTCCGGCACTACCGTTATCAGCGGTGTGACGCAAGCTGCTGTTGGCCTGAACGCGGCTCTGGTGGACAATACTGGTTCGACGATCACTGGCGATTCGGCTGTTGCAATTTCGGCCACTACCGCCACGAACGGTGCTCTGCCGGTTCGTATCGTCGATGTCGTGCCGGATACGGCTAATTCGCTGGGTTCGTATACTGAAGTGATTGTGAAGTGGAACTTCGGTATGCACCAGTATCAAAACGCCGTTGGCGCGTAAGGAGACTGAAACATGGCTATTTCACGTGCACAACTACTGAAAGAACTGCTCCCCGGCCTGAACGCATTGTTCGGCATGGAGTACAACCGTTATGGCGAAGAGCACAAGGAGATTTTCGAGACCGAAACCTCCGAGCGTTCGTTCGAGGAAGAAACGAAGCTGTCTGGCTTCAGCGCCGCCCCTGTGAAAAACGAGGGCAACGCGATTGCGTATGACAATGCGCAGGAAGCTTGGACTGCCCGTTACAACCACGAAACCATTGCTTTGGGCTTCTCGGTCACTGAAGAGGCGATCGAGGACAACCTGTACGACTCCCTGTCGTCCCGGTATACCAAAGCTCTGGCCCGCGCCATGGCATACACCAAGCAGGTTAAAGCAGCGTCCGTGCTCAACAACGGTTTCTCGTCCAGCTACAAGGGCGGTGACGGTAAAGAGCTGTTCGCTACGGATCACCCGCTGGTTTCTGGTGGCACCAACAGCAACGAACCGGCCACCGCTGCCGACCTGAACGAGACTTCGCTTGAAGCCGCCGTTATTCAGATCGCTGGCTGGACGGACGAGCGTGGTCTGCTGATTGCCGCCAAGCCCCGCAAACTGATCGTACCGCCGAACCTGATGTTCGTTGCTACCCGCCTGCTCGAAACTGAGCTCCGCGTCGGCACGAACAACAACGACGTGAATGCGATCAAAACCATGGGTTCGATCCCGGAAGGTTTCCGTGTTAACCACTTCCTGACCGACACCAATGCGTGGTTCCTCTGCACTGACGTGCCGAACGGCCTGAAGCACTTCGTTCGTACTCCGCTCCAGAATTCTATGGACGGTGACTTCGACACGGGCAATGTCCGTTACAAGAGCCGCGAGCGTTACAGCTTTGGATGGTCGGATCCGTTGGGCGTTTACGGCAGCCCGGGCGCTTGATCTAATAAATCAAGTACTTAGCTCTGAGATTAGGCCCACTTCGGTGGGCCTTTTCTTTTTCTTCTTGTGTTATTCATTCGCTTGGTGTAATCTGGTTTCATCCATCAATAACTTCGACACAGGTAATCCATGCGCGGCATCTACAAGATCATCAATGCGGTAAATAATAAGTTTTATGTCGGGAGCGCTGTAAATTTTGAAAAAAGAAAGGCGCGCCATATTTGGCGATTGCGGCGGGGGGATCATATAAACAAACGGCTGCAGGCAGCATGGAATAAGTACGGGGAGGCGGCGTTTGTATTTGCGATGGTTGAGGAGGTGCCGGGAGATGCCGATATCCTTCAAGCGGAAAATGTGTGGCTCAAACAACATGTTGGGCAAGTGTATTGCTACAACATAGCCACGGACGCAACTGCCCCTACACGGGGATGGTTTGGTCAAAAAAACCCTATGTGGGGCCGCACCTTTAAGCATACAGAGTCCGCTAAAGCAAAAATTGGGGCCGCTTCAAAAGCCAGAACCCAGTCCGAAGAAGAAAAAGCAAAACGCCGTGCAACTATGCGGGGTCGTGAACTTCCTGCAACGACCCGCCAAAAAATAAGCGCCAGTCTTACTGGGGCGGGCAATTACTGGTATGGCAAGAAACGCCCCGACCACGGGGCAAAGGTTAGTCACCCGGTGGTTGCTATTGACCCCGTTGGAGCCGTAACGGATTACCCCAGTATTAGCGCTTTGCGTGAGGCGCTGGGGGTAAAACCCTCAACCGTAAACAGGGCTCTGAAATCCGGCAAGCCAATTGCCCAAGGCCGTCTGCGGGGCTGGTCTATTCGATATTCCATTGACACCCCCAAACACACCTGATATAAAGCTTCCAGACCCCAGATTTTCACTCGTATCGACTGGCTGGGCAGACTTGTTAGAGACGGTACGAGGATGTGCTAACACACGAAAGGATTTACCATGGCACTGTCTACTTT